CCGCTCCGGTTGTGCCTTTTGGCCCTTCCGGTCCGGTGGCCCCAGTCGTCCCTTTCGCGCCAGCGGCTCCTTCAGGACCTGTGGCACCTTTAGGACCTTCAGCCCCGGCCGCCCCGGTGCCGCCAGTACCACCCGCCGCACCAGTGCCACCCGTAGGTCCAGTGGCCCCGGTAGCGCCCTCCTCCGCCAACGGTTCCCAATAGGTAGCGTTAGGCGGTTCGTCCCCCGCGCTTTCCAGGACGCAAACGTACGAGCTGCCAGCCCAGAACACCGCATCGTCAGGCACATACGTCACGCTCGAGCCGATCGTGCCGACCGCGAAGTCAGTGAACCCGCCGTTCGCCGATTCCTGGCACTCCAGCGCCGCGTACCCTTTCGTGTACGCCGAGTTGGCTACTTCATAAACGAGTGCCCATTCTTCCGTCCCCGACTTGTGCCAAACCTGCACCTTCCCGGCGTGAACGACAAGCGCGATCCCATCGCCTTCTTTCATCCCGGCGATAACAACTTCGCCCAGGTACGCCACGCCCGTCTGGAACACGGCGCACCTGACTTCCCCGGCACCCCCACCATGTTCAAGGCTGACCGCGTACCCATCTTCGCTGCTGGTCGGGCTCTGCCAGCAGTTGAAAATATCAATGTTGCCGTCCAGCGTGCCTTCCACCCCGTACACCTTCGCGGCGACCACGCCTTCCGTGAACTGTTCAGGCGTCCAGTAAGCACCCCGGCAACCCGACGGGTTCCCGACATACTTTTCGCCTTCGACTTCGCCGGCTTCACTGACCGCATACAAGCCGGTTGCGGCAGCCCATTTACCGCCGTTATCCAACGGGTTTTCCGGCGCGCGCGCGAACGAGTCCAGCACAGTCAACGAGGGCGGGAACCCAGCCGCACCAGCGGACCATTCACCCCGCCACGTCAACCCGCCGCCGTCTTTGCCTTCCGGGCCGGTAGGGCCGGTAGCCCCCGTGGTCCCCACGCCCGACGGGCCTTCGGGTCCTGTCGCGCCCGTCGCGCCCGCGCCGGTCGCGCCGGACGGCCCTGTAGCACCCGCAGGACCCGTCGCTCCAGTGACACCCGCACCCGTCGCTCCAGTGGGTCCAGTCGCGCCCGTAGGGCCACCGGACGGCCCCGTTGGCCCCGTGGGACCCGTTGCGCCCACGCCGCCCGCACCGCCCACGCTGCCGGGCGCCCCGACCTTGCCTTGGCGTGCTTCCAAGCCCTGCCGGCTCGCGAGCTGCTTGAGCTCGTTCTGGGTGTTGCCACCGAGAGCGGCTAGCTGGCGGATGCGGGTGGGGGGGGTGATCGGCGGCATTATTTTAGATTCGCTATGCTAACTTGATTGAAGCCTGCCCCTTCGAGGACCCATTTATCGCCTGCTACCAACGGTAAAGTAATCGTGCCTGAAGCGGATTCACCACCTGCCGTTTCGCCGCCGTTTACAAAGACCTTTACGTTCCCTCCAAAGTACACGATCAAGAGGCAGGCTTTTTCTGCGGTTTCTACTTTTTTGTACGGAACGGCTCCTATCGAAATGGCATCTTCGTAGCCTCCTCCACCGCCTTTAGCTTCGACAGCCGTTCTCTGGGCCTGTTCGGATTTTTCCCGAGCGTCGTTAGCTTCCGCTGCGGTCTTCTGTATCGCCTTCTTTAGCTTCACCACACCGACTGGCCCGAGCGGCCCATATTTTTCGTGGAGTTCCTTGGGGCTCAGCTTCACCACTTGCGCCGGTGTCAACCCCGCCGCGAGCGCCGCCGCCTGGTCCGCCGCGACCTGCGCCGCCAGCGCTTCCGCTTCCTGCTGCGCCAGTAGTTCCGCTTCCGCCTTTTCTTTCGCCTGTTCTTCTTCGGCCGCCTTGGCTTCTTCGACACTCACCGTTTCTTCTTTGGCCGCTTTGGCTTGCGCCGCTTTGCGTTCCGCTTCCGCTTCCGTCAACGGTTCCGTCGTAGTCACTTCGGGCGGTTCGACCGGGGTCAAGAACGCCGGGACGTTCAACGCGATAGCCATCGTCGGCACACCCTCATCAGGCACATCGACATCAATCCGCACAATCCGGAACCGCTCACTGAGCCCGTTCGGGAACCGCGGACAGTTGAACGGCAGATCCCCCTCGCCCGTAGGAGACTTCAAGAGCGCTTCCATCCCAACGTCCAGGTCGAAGATCGACGGTTCCCCGAACAGCGGCAGCGTCACCACCGGCGCCGTCAACGGGAACGCACGAGTCGCCAGGCTCCCCGCCACGTACGCCTCCAGCACGGCCCTCGTGTCTTCCGAGGGTGCGAGAGCGGTGTGGGAGACCGTCGTCTCGAGCAACGGGTAGCCAGCGACCTGCGCCGGCCCCCACACTTCGCCCCTTGTGCGGATCTCCGTCGCCCCGGCCTGCTCCACCATCCGGGTGGCCTGTTCGGTGCCGTCCTCGTCATACTCCAAATCCAGCGCGTGGGAGAGCTCAATCGTGACCGGTTCGCCTTCCTCCGATCCACGCCGCGGGTAGGACAACGTGACGGTCGCGGTCAGCCTGCCGTTCACGTAGGCGACGTCCTGCGCGTAGTCGATGCCGGTCAAGTAACCGAGTTCCTGAAACTGCGACAGCAGCGAAGCCAACGTCTGCTGCTGCGTGGCCGGCGCCGAGAACGTGATCCAGTACCCAGCATCCGCGGTGGGGCCTTCCGCGACGATCTCCACAGGGATCGAGAACCGCTTGCTGAGCGCCTGCGAGAGCGTGTAGTAGGCCATCCGTAGCACCGGTGCGCCCGTGGACGCCCACGCGTGCCCGTCGGGGTCCACGTACGCCGCGTAGTCCTGCGCCTGGAGCCGCTGCGCGAAGTATCCGCAGAAGTCCGTGCCCGACAGGTCCGCCTTCCCCTGGCTCAAGTGGTACTGCCGGCTCATCGTCCGGCCGCCGTAGAGAAGCACCCCGTCGATATCCACCCACATCGACGTCAGGTTCGGCGCGGTCGCGTTGACCCACGCCGACTTGCGCACCTCGGGATCCTCGACGCTCAGCGAGCCGCTCCACGGCCCCACACCGTTCAGGACTTTCGAGAACTTCAACCCGTTGACTGGCAGGTCCGCGATCTTCGAGAACTGGAGCAGCCCCGCAAACCGGGTGGTGATGACCGGGGGTTTGGTCATTAGAGCTGGTCTGCGCTAGCCCACTGGATCTCGCAGGTGCCAGCCGTCGCCCCAGTGTCATAAGACGAGAACTGGATCGGGTTGCTCCCCGGTATCAGATCCCACCATGTGGACGTGGGTGTAAGCCAGCCCAGCACGCTTTTAGATTTCCCCGTCGCGATGCCGCCGACGTAGTACTGCGCCAGGTGCGGCGTGGCCAGGTCCACGAGGATCTGGTCGCCGGCTTCCACGGTCGGGTGCGCGCCCGCCGCTTCGGCTTCTTCACGCGCTATCCGCGCGAGTGCTTCTGCGGCTTCTTCCGTGACCTTCGATTCCGCTTCTTCTTTTTCCGCTTTTTCACGCGCCGTGATTTCTTCTTCTTCGTCCGTTTCCTTGTCGGCCTTTTCACCCGCGATCCGGCTGGCTTTTTCGCCGGCTTCTTTCTTTTCGCGTGTCGCGAGCGCGGTAGCTTCCGTCGTTTCCCTCGCTTCGCGCGGAGAGATGTAGGTTTCTTTCGCTTCTTCCTTCACTTTCTTGGCGGCGTGTTCCGCTTCTTCCGCTTCTACTTTCGCTTCGCCTTCGTCTTCTTCCGCTTTGACGCGCCTGGCCGCTTCCGCTTCTTCCTGGGCGATCTTGTATTTCGCTTCTTCGAGTTCACGGGCAGCAAGGGTCACCGCTTCCGCGCTTTCCCGTGAAGCTTTCGCGCTGCGTTCCGTGCGTTCACGCGTGCCGAGTTCTTCTTCGGCGTCCGGGATCGCACGGGAGATCGTCAAGAACGGTTCACCCGCTATCGCTTTACTCTTGATCGTCGGGCGCGCGAGCGGACCCGTAAAGACCGCGATCGGCCGCATCTCCTGATTCCCGGTGTTGTCGAGCGTCACCGTGGTCGCCGGATGGTTCGGTGAGATTTCCGTTTCCACGCCTTCACCGTAGATACGCGGGTCGGTCGCATGCAACGACAGTTCCGGTTTGCCTACCTGCGCCGCCGCATAGTCCGAGTCCACCTTCATCGGACGCTTCCGGGGCCTGCACATCACACACATGATCGGCAGGTTCGGGAGCTGAAACCACAACGGGATCTCTTCGTTCGGCCGGACCACCGTCGCCGCCGCCAGTTCGAGCTGCGCGGCCTGCAGCGATGTCCCGTCAGTTTTCATCCACAGATCTAGGATGATGTCCCGGCCACCGTACAGGTCGAGGCCCATCGTCTGCCCGTCATCCCGAGGTAGGTTCACGTCACCGGACCGGATGTCCGCCATGTCCAGTCCCTCTACGCCCAGCACCCCGAACGCCGTGCCCGCACCCATCACGAGCCCGTTGTATTCCCACTGGAAACCTTCGAGCGTCGGCGGTGTGAGCGAGGGGCTAGGGAACATCAGGCGCTCTGAAGCAGGGGTCTGAGGGCTCTGTAAAGTTCCTGCACGACCTGCGCGTTGGGTGTAGCCATCCCGTTCACCGTGAGATTCTGCACGGTTAGGCCACCCGAGCTACTCGTGCCTGCCGTAGGCGAGCCGCTGGGAGAGAAGCTCGGCAGCGGTGCTACCCCGGCCGGCGCAGAGAGGCCGCCGCTGGCGAGCGGGATTATAGCCTCGGGACCCGCCTCGCCGATCATCGCCAGCGTTGGTTTCGTGACGATCCCACCGGCCGCGAACATGACCGGCTTCTTGCCTTCTTTTTCGCGGCGCGCGTTCAGTTCCGCCTGGCGTTGGGTGTTGATCCCTTCCTTGAGTCTGGTTTCGGCTTCGAGGTGTTCGACTTTTGCGTCGCCGCCACCGAGGAGCTGTTTCACGTTTTCGATAAAGCTGCCCTTACCGAGCAGCCGGCTGAAGACTTCAGCGGCAGCCACTGCACCGCCGATCGCAAGCGCAATCGAGCCGAACATACCGATCAACGGTGCTCCCGCCACCTCCGCCTCCCCCTCAGCAACACCTATCAGTCCGAACGAGGTGGCAACACCCTTAGCCAGTGTCGCCAGCTTGCCGAGCATCAGCAGTTTGCTGAGAGCGGACACGAACCCGACGACCTTCGCGATCGGCCAAGCGGCCGCAGCCAATCCCAAAGCCAGAGCCAAACCTTTGGCAGCTACGCTGTTCTTTTGGAAGAAGCCGATTAGCTTGGTGAGGTCAACCGACAGTTTGGCAAGTACCGGCTCCAGTTTTTTGCCGATATCGGCGGCGGCTTCGTTCATAACCGCCTTCATTACCAGCAGCTTCCCTGCTGTGGTTTCGGCCTGTTTCTGAGCTTGCCCCATGCTGACCTTTGACAAGTAAGAGAGAACCTGCCCCAACGCTCCCGAGTCCTTCGCTAGTTTTTTAGACGCGGTCGAGACGGCTTCGTGCGCCTTTTTCAACTTTTCCTGCGCGGCGGCAAGCGCTTTCGGCGGCGCTGCGGCTTCGGTCTGCGCCTGCTTCAGCGCATCTGTCGCCTTATGAACGTTTGCCTCGTCGGTTGTCAGCGTCCGCTCCGCCGACGAGAGCCCTTTATGCGCTGAAGCGAGTTTGTTCGCGGCGGCGACGTTTTGCTTACTGGAGCTCAGCGCGTCTTTTTGCGCCTTCTCGAGTTTCTTGTGAGCCGCCTCCACCACGGACATGGCTTTTGCGTCGTTCTTGTGGGCGGTCGCTTCAGCTTCGATAATCCCCTTGTGCGCGGTTTGCAATTCCGCTTCCTTCTTCTGCGCTTCCATCCCTTTGTCGGCCGCTTCAAGTGCCGCCCTCTTGGCTTTCAACTGGGCGAGCGCCGCCTCCGACGCCGTAGTCTTGACCGCTTCCAAGACTTTTTCTTCGCCTTCGATCGTTTTGATACCGGCTTCGTTACCTTCCTTAGCGCGTTCCTGTTCAAGCTTGCTCAGGTTCGACTTGGCCGCTTCGATACCCTTCGCGCCGGTCTCGGCAGCTTCCCTTGCGCTTTCTTCTGCGGCTTTCAGAGCCTTCGACGCTTCCGCAATCGCCGTCTTCTCTTTTTCAGCAGCTTCGGCTACACCTTTCTGCGCTTCGGTCAACGTGTGCTGCGCCGCGGCTAGGCTTTCAGACCCACCCGCCAGTGTCCGCTGCGCGCCCGAAAGTGTTTCCTGCGCGGCCGTAACCCTAGCCTCGGCCTTTTCGTGTTCTTCGGCGCCCTTCTTGACGGCCGCGGCCATACCTTCTTCGGCAGTCTTCAGGTTCGTCTTCGCTTTTGTGAGCGCTTCGGTATCTTTCGCCTGCGCCGTCATCTTCAGCGAACCTATATTCATCTGAACGCCCATCGCCGTGAGCGCTCTCGTCGACCCGGCGTACAGCTTTGTTAGCGCGTCCGTCGCAGTTCCTAGCGAAACTTTCCGCATTGCGCTTAGGTTCTCTGCAAGGCTCTGACGTTCGATTGCCTCTGTAGGGCTCTTCGTAGCGACGGTTAGTTTAGCTAGAGATTCCGCGGTTTCGTCCGTCATGAACCCCAGTTTTACGCCAGCTTTCTCCGCCTTCAGAAATCCCCCTTCGACGCCTACCATAGACTTGCCTGTATCCTGAGCGGCTGTCATCAAGCGTGCGTTAGCTGCATCTGTCGCATCCGCGGCTTTCAGGGCGGCAGCGACGAGAACCCCACCGATCGCAAGCGACGCTAGAGACGCGATCTTGCTCAACCCCATCAAGCTAGCGCCGAAGCCTTTAGCGCCGGACTCACCCTCCTTCATCGCGTAGCCCATTTTCTTCACGGAGTTCCCGAACGGGAGGCCGAAGCTTCCCATCGAGTTGCCGGCGCTCTCAAACATCATCGCCATACGGCCAGCGAAACCCTTACTCTGGCTTGTTATGTCCCTCTCCGCATTTGCTGAGGCACGAACCGCCTTTTGATACGGAGTCTCATCTGATAGAGCTTTGTCTATTGTCGCTTGACTCAGTACTGCACCCGCGCCCATCCCCTCGAGAGACTTGCCGGCCTTCGCTGCGTTGACGCCGATCGCCTCCGCGCCGGTAGCGGCGCCCGCGCCCATCCCCGCCACGCTCTTGCTGGCGGCGGCGGTGCTCACATCGATCGACGCGGCGGTATCAGCCACCGCCCCCTTGAGCCCAGCTAGCCCAGCAAGCGCGGGCGCGTCCGCCAGGGCTACGGAAATGACAATTGGGGGCAAGAAGCCGTCGGCCATGCGATCACCCCCTTAGGGCACCAGAGATAGCGGCGATGAAGAACGGGCGCACCCGAGGGAGCATCTCATCATACGCCGGCCGCACGTACGGTTTCGGCGCCTGGTTATAGACCCGCTCGAGCGAGTCCGGTCCCTTGAACCCGAGCTCCAGGCGACGGGAGTAGACCATCGTTGGGCCCGTGAACGCCGCGAACGGCCCCGCCTCCTCCATACGCCACGATCGGCGGTTGGACCCAGACACCACCTTCGTGTTCGCCATACCCGCGGCCTGGATAGCGAGAGTCGCCTTTTTTACAGCTACCGCACCCGCCGCGTGGACCCTCGCGGTCAGCGCGTCGACGGCGGCCTGAAAAGCGGCGTCGTCAACGCTCACGTTCGGCCCGCTTCTGCCGCTCGACTTCTATGTCGCGCGCAACCCCGTCGATCGCAAGTAGCCAGTCCACCGTTACGCTCGGCTCGTCGAGGTACTCGTCATGTGTCAGGCCGGGGAAAGCTCGGCGGTAGCGCCACTCTTGGTATCGCTCGGCTGTGCGGCTGTCGATGCCTGTGCCTGGTCTGCCCTCAAGCCACCCTCTGAGGCGCCTGAGGGCAAGGTAGGGGAAAGCGCGAACTCTGCGCTTTGTGGATCGGGCGGGTTGAAGTCCTCGCCCGCTGTGATAGCCGTACCCATCTCGCGGGACCCTTCGGCGAGAGCGTCGTAGACGTCCGGGTCGAGGTCTCCGAGCGTCGCGAGCGTTGGAATCGGCTCAGGCAGCGACCAGGCGCTCAAGGTGGCGATGATGGTCGCATCCTGGAGCGCGAATAGCCCATCAGCCTCGGCCGAGGTGAGGTCCAAGTCCGCGAGAGACGCGGCCTCCAGCTCGGCTTGGTCGGACGGGAGCTTCGCCATAGCGACGGCGGCGCCGATGGTGGCCGATTCAATCAGGCGTTTGTGACGGACCTTGATCTCGTGCTTTTCACGTAGGGCGGCGGTGCCGCCTGGGATTTTGATCGTTCGCATTCGTGTCTCCTGTTTAGGTTTGCGTAGGTTCCAGCTTACCGTGCGCACCCACGGCCAAACAAACGTCCAGAGACGCTAAAGCTTCGGGCCCGAATAGCCGATAGACTCCTATCAACCCAACCGACAGGAGCAGACATGACCAGCACAAAGAACATAGCCCTAGCACTCAGCACCATCGCCGTTGGCTTCGCCGGCCTCACGTCCACCGCGACGGCACTGCCGGGGGTAGGGATCGGCGGCGCACCCCCGAAGCCCTCATCCCACAAGCACGCCAAGGGCGTCAGCAAGGCGAAGTACATCAAGACCGCCGATCGACTCTGCGCCACCATGAACACCGAGTTCACGCCCGCATGGGAAGGCATCAAAGCGGCGATGAGCACCGATGGCTCTGCCGCGGCGGGTGAAGCGATCATGGTCTCAGCGAAGGCCACGCAAGCGACGTTCCTGAAGCTCCGTGCGCTCCCCCGTCCCGTTGCCGGTGGCATTGAACTCATTGGCTACTTCAACGCGGACAGCGAACGCATCGTTGCCTCATATAACGTCGGTGTAGACGAGCACAATGAAGAACCCTTCGCACTTGGCAGCGACGCGGCAAAGGCCGAAATCGCGAAGGTCGCTGCCGATGAAGCGGTCGCGAACTACGGCTTCACAGTCTGCGGCCTGAGCTAGCCCTTGCCCCACCCATCTTCGAGCCGCCGGGGACTGCTCCCTCCGGCGGCTCGTTGGCGTGCTAGCTCAGAATTCCGTAGTAGTTGCGTTAGCAACTGTGCATACGATCGGCGACACGCCACCCGCCAAGGCATCTTCCGCGCTCGGGATCGGGTCGAACTCCAACGGGACCTCCACCCACTCCTTCGACCGGTCCAGATCGCCGGTGGCAAACTTCATCTTTGAGCTGTGCAGGTTCAACGCGAAGCCGGACTCCACATCCGAGAGCGTCAAGTCGATCGACTCGAGCGTCCCGTTCTGGTAGTCCGTCAGCCACGTCGCGCTCGGGTCCTCCAGTACGACAATCTTCCCGGTGAGAGCCAAAGCGCCGGCAAAGTGCTGGTAGAAGTTCTCCGTGCCGGTGATCGCGGGCACGTTCTTCACGTTCCGCTTCAGGTCGAAGCTCCAGTCCACCAAGTACCCGAGCTGCGTCCCGCCGATACTGCACTGCACCGTCCACCCGGGCGGCGCCTCAGCGGTCGAGAAAGACGGGGACGGCGGGCTCGGCGTGATCGCAGCGTTCGCCATCCATACCATCGCGGCCTTCGGCAGTGCCTCCGCCGAGCCGGTCAGGCTGATCGAGTCGAGCTGCGCCGCCGGCAACTGACGCCAGTTCGTCTCCCCCGCATAGTCCGTGATCGTGCATGACGGCGGCTGGTTCCCCGTCGCCGGGCTGTTGTTCAACAGGCTAAACGCGTGCGTGCTGAGCGCCGTCACGACCGCTTTAGCGACGTGCGTGAACGCCAGCGGGTACTGGAGTGTGAGCGTGTATTCGCCCGCTTTGACTTCGGTCACTTTCGTAACCCGGCAGGTCTCCTGCGCCCCCGCGCCCGTCCCGACGACAACGAACCCTCCCACGGCTACCGGGTCAGTCACCGTTTTGACGGTCGTCGCGCCCGCTTTGGCTTCGGTCAACAGTTCGGTCGTGTTGATCGTCACTTTGGACGTGGCGACATGCGTGTATTTCAACGCGGCACATTCCGTTTCGTATTCCCCCGCTTTGACTTTGACCGATTTGAGCGAGATCACGGTCTCTTCGGTAGCCGGCAAGCCCTGGTCGATCACGAACACCGTGCCGAGCGGGATTTCGTTCAACGTCAGTATTTTTTTGTCGCCGACTTTCGCTTCTGCGACCAGTTCCGTCGCGGTGCGGACCGCGGTCAGCGAGTCTTTCGACCCGAGCAGCGCCCGCAGGAATATCGGGAACGTGTCCAGGTAGGGGTAGCTGTCCCAGCCGTGACTGTCGTAGCGCAAGCCGGGGATCAAGTCGTATTTGTTGACCATCGAGCCACGCAGGCCCTCGTCGGGGAGGAGCTGGAGGTCTGGCTTGTACTTGGCTCCCATGATCGGCAGCCACGCCGTCGGCTGGACGGGAACGCCGCGTTCCGTCTCAAGGGCGATGCCGACAGTTGTCTCCGGCACGGGTATGGCCGAAAAATAAGTCACGGCAGCTTCTCCTCATGGTCGGTTGACACCGGGTCAGCCGGCGTCTCAGGCTCATCCTTCGTCTTCTTCGCGGCGCCCTTCGCCGTGACAACAGGCCGCAGGTGCGGGTCCTCGAAGCTCTTCGGCACGTCCAGCTCCACGGTCTCACCCGGCCCGAGCTCCAGCGTGCGGCCGTCCCCACGCTGAAGCGTGGTCCATACGCGCCGGTTGCTGTCATGGTTCTTGAGCTTCACGCACACCAGTCTACTCACGGCTCAGACGTTCCCGGCGATCCACGACATCGCATCGAACCGGACAACGCCCGTGATGAACACCGTCATCCCGTCAGCGTCCGTGTACGGCTCGCCCTGCGCATGCTCCACACCCGCCTCATACTCGCCTGCGCTCCACACGGTGCCGGGTGCGCCCAACGTCGCGTTCTCCCTGACCGCGGTCACGATCGCGTCCACGGTCTGGTCATAGTCCGTCTGTGCCTGTATGGCTTCGCCTTTCACGTTCGCGAAGAACACCTCGAGCACGGCCTTGTACGTGATCTGGTCGTTCACCGCGCCACGGCCCGTGTCCGCCTTGCGCTGCCGGATGTCCGACGGCAGGTTCACGACCAGGACCGAGCTGGAGCCGCCTTCCGACATGACCGCTTCCGCAAGACGGTTTTCTTCATAGGCTTGCTCCGGGGCGATTTCGGGCCTGGCCGGGTACACGATCCCGACGTACTCGATGTTGGCTGCTTGCAGGAAAGCCGTGATCGCTTCCCTCATCGACAGGCGGCTCATGTTGAGCGCATCACAGGCACGGTGGCGAATTTCAGCATCTCCACGGCGTCCTTCCAATCTTGAGTGCCGCCAGACTGCCCTTCCGCCTGGCCTTTCGCCTGGCCACCCGGCGTCTGCGGCAGGATCATCGCACGGCTCCCACGCCGCTTGATCAGGTAGCTCACAAGGCTGATGACGGCCTGCTCGACCTGCCACGGGATCGAGCTCACGCGAACCGTGCCCGGCAACGCCGGCACCGCATGCGCATACAGCGTCGGCGCGGACAGGTTCAACGTCAGCCCTTCGACCGAGCTGACGACGACCACCTCCGTGCTCGCGCCATCATGGATCGTCAACTGCGTGCCCGGGTACACGCCGTACATCTCCGTGCCACCCGGATTCGACGGTCCCACCTTCAGCGCTTCCGCTTCCACTTCGGCTTCTTCCGCCAGGAAGCTGTGCGGGTAGCCGCTCACATACGACCAGACGGCGTAGACCTTGCCGCCGACCGTGGGGGTTCCCAGCATCGTCCTTGGCCCGAAGTTGCCGTAGCACGGGCTCTGCAGGGAGATGATCGGGCCATCGATCGAGATGTTTTCAGCGCCCTGCGGCCCGACATTCGCCATGCCGCTGTTCGGGCCGGTACCCAACGCCAGCGCGTCGACCTGGATCACAGGGACAAAGTTGCAGATCAACGCGAGCGAGCCGTTCTCACGGGGCGTGACCCAACCCGCGTCCGTGCTCGGCGACGCCGCGAACGTGCCGTCAGCTTTGTGGAACGCGATCGTGTCCGCCAGGTCCGACGCGCGCATGATGACCGCCGCCAACGCCGCTTCCTGAGCCTCTTTCGTCCCGCCCGGCACCAGGTTGCTCACGGCAACCGCGGTCGGGGCGTTCATGTAGTCCTCGGGGCTGATGTACGGCGTGCTCCGAAAGTACGTGCTCGTGATAGGAGAAACAACGGGCTCGGCAAACGCTTCGGGCACGAACGCCGGGCTCATGCGGCCGCCGGAATCCCTCCGATGAGCCGCCAGTAAGCGGACCCTTCAGCCGGTGTCTTCCCTTCCCCGCCCTGAATGCACGCGTACAGCCCTTCTTTGTACGCGACCCACTGGCCGTCCACGTACGCCGTACCGGCCGCATAGGTGCCCCGGTAGTTCGCCGCCATTTCCACGACAGACACGCTCACGACCACCTGTGGACCGACGGGGATGCTCATGGCTTCATCCTAGCCCGGTCGTGCGTGATCCACGCAAGGACCCGCTCCACCTTCGTGGGGGCGGTTTCCTGTCGCAGCCGGCGGTGCGCCTGCTTCACTTCCTCCTGCACCCTCGGCGGCACGGTCAGCTTACGCATGAGCTTTCGCCCGCGTTTTCGTCGCCCGCGCTTTCTTCGCCTCGGCCACAACCTCACCGAACGGGTTCGGCCCCACATACCAGCCGGGCTGCTTGCAGAGCTGCTCGCCGAGCTCGTCGGGCACATCGAAGGACCCGTGCTTGTCTCGTAGGAACGTGCCGTGCTCGGGATCCTGGATCGTCGCGCTCGAGCCCTGCTTCAGCACCTGCTCTTTGCGGATCTGGATACCCCGGACTGGGTCGATCTCATGCCTGGTCTCCTCCGAGACAACCACCTGGTGAATCACCATGCTGTTCCTCCTATGGGTGCCGGCCCCCGCGCACACAGGAGAGCACGCGGGAGCCAGGCGAAAGCAGATTAGACCACCATACTACCGACTAGCCCGCCGGTTGATGTGGTACTCGCTCATCGCCGCTTTACACGCTTCGCACGGCTTCTCCCCCAGTTTGTAATGACGGACATAGCCGCTCGTCGTGCCGCACACCGCCTCCACGCGACGCTTCCGCTCACGGC